TACACACGCGCATAAAGATAAGGATCTACACGCGCTCAATACCGTGCAACTATACAATACCGGCGAGGGTTACTTAGTGGCCCGGGCTACAGATCGTTATCGCTTAATCGAGGGAAAGATAGAGGCAGACGGTAGCCTCGCGCCTAGCCTTGTATCGTTAGAGGATACTAAGCGCGTAATTGCACTAGTTAAGTCTAACAAGCTCTCCCGCGTTACCTTTAACCGTATCGGTGACTTACTTACCGTGAGCGTTACCGGTAGCTCTATTACCGTGCAGATTATAGACGGTAATTTTCCGGCTAATTTTGATGAGCTATTTACTAAGAATAATAAGAGCGTAGCTACCGATAAGGCTAGCTTTAACCCGGCCTTTATGGCCGATTATGGCAAGATAGCCGGCAAGGGTAAGCCCGTTACCGTGATCTTTACCGGTGAGCGTATGCCTATGGTGATAGAGGTAAAGGGAGAGCGCGTAGAATGGAGAGTTTTACTTATGCCTATGCGCGTAATCTAATTTAGTGGCGTAGTATCGTGCTCTACTGTAATGCGGTAGAGTACGGTACTATCTTACTAAGAGTTAGTGAGATAGATAGAGAGAGGGTTAGAGAATGACAGTAGAGAGAGTACGCCATAGTGGAGCTTATGTTATCTCCGATTTTGTAGGCGAGGGCGCGGGAGAGTATCTATTTACCCGCACTTATTACGGCTACACAATTAAGCAAGCTAAAGCACAATTTAAGATCGCGCTAGAGGGAGAGGGTAAGTAATGACTATCTTAATCGGAAAGTGCCTAAATTGCGGGAAAGTCTATGGCAATAAAGTAGCTGGCACACTAGAGAGTATCTATAACTTAGAGGTAACGCATAAGTGCGAGGGAGAGGTAGCGTAATGAATTACGGGACAGCTTACGGGCGCGAGCCTATTGTGTGGAAACTAGGGAGAGAGGCACTAGCTCTAATAGAGTGCGATAAATTAGATGAGAGAGAGGGAGAATAATGAAAGATAACAAGATGTGCCTAAATGATGATTGCTATAACGATAGAGAGTATGGCGACAAGATTACCTATTGGAAAGACCAATGGGGCAACGTAAGGTTTAACGCCAAAATGCTAGACCTATGCTTATTCTGCAGGGTTGAGAGAGACAGAGAGGTAGCGTAATGCAAGAGCTAGAGCAATTCTTAAACGTAGAGGCAGAATGGGTGCTAGAGAGACTTAGCACAGGTACGGAAAGTAATGACCGTAATTACTATCAAGGCAGACTAGATCAGCTCGCACAGGTGAGACGATTACTAAACCTACCTCAGATTATGAGAGAGAGGGCATAAGTAATGGACACTTTAGAGCAACTAATTAATGAGATCTACGAGGATAACTATTCTCACTTAGATCTTATTGACAATATGGGGGGCGAGGCTTGCGCTTGCCCTATCCACACCACACTTAACACTATCGTTAAGTATAGAGACGGGAAAGAGGGAGAGTAATGAATAGTTATGAGGTAAGAGTTAGGTACGAGGGAGGCATACTCCTTGAAGCTGTAAATGAGGAGGAGGTTATTAAGCAAGCGCAGGTAATCTTTGGAGATCAGACTGGTAGCTGGGAAATGGCTAAGTATGCAGAGTATGAAATAGAGAGAGAGGGAGAATAATGAAAGATAAGTGGCTAGTAACGATTGAGATAGATACCTATGACGGCGATCCTGCTAAGTGGGATTGGGATTACATCTTTACAAGTGGGGACGACATAACAATAATCGAAAGTCAATTCAAGGGTAGAGTACTACCCACTAGCGAGGGAGAGAGTAATGATTAGTTGCGAGCTGCAAGATTTAGAGGAGATTATGGGCAAGGCTGGCGTGTTATTAACTGGTAATGCCTACGACAAGGCGCAGGATTATTTACAAGATCATTGTGTATGCGCTACCTATAACTATTTACTGGGCTATAAGATAGGGAGAGAGTAATGAATAAGTGTAAAGAAGATAAGTGCGCTAATGAAGTAGATACGTTTTACTATTGTGATGACCATTTCAAGGGAGAGGGAGAGAGTAATGAGTAAAATGAAAGAGTGGTTACTAGATCGGCAAGAAAATGGTGATGACGGCACAGGATTTATGGACTCAATTAGCTGGTCAGAGCTGGCAGAATTAACTCACGCTACACAGGTAGAGAGGTTTAACTGGTGTATGTGTGAGGACAATGAAGGACAAGAGAACCCGTATGCAGATTGCCCAAAGGAGGGAGAGTAATGAATAAGTGTAGTCAATGCGATAGTGAACAGCTATACCAAATGGATACAGATGACCACGAGTGCAAGTGTGGTGCGGTTTATTGTGGTAATTGTGATGCTGAGTACAGCAAAGAAGGAGAGCTACTAACGTTTGGAAAGGTAATGCAATGAGTAAGTGGGAGCTGAAAGAGGATAGTGAAGTATCGTGGTGGCATTGTGATCGTGCGGGTTATTGGGAAGGGCAAGATGTTTATTGCTCTAAGTGTCAGACTAAATTAGAGGAGGTAGAGTAATGAATGAGGAGTATCTACGGGCTAAGTTTGATTTATGTATCAACGAGGCAGAGAAGGACTTACAGCAGGAGGAGATAGCGCGAGCTATCAAGAACCTAGAGCGTGCTAATAGTGCGCTGTCGCGCTTGTTTGGATTGGAGGAGGACAATGAGTAGAGTTATAGGGTTTACTATTTTTAATAAAGAGACAGGGCAGAAACTAGCAACACTACCCTTGACTATCCCTATCGGGGCAACAGTAGAGGCGTACGAGAGAGACGGACAGAGTGTGAGCTGGGGCTGGGAGGAGAGAGAATAGTGCTATTGCTGGTTGCTGCTATCTATGCAATGCCCTATGTAATAGACGGGGACACAATAGTTATCAATGATAAGCACATAAGGGTATTGCAGGTTAATACGCCTGAACTGGGTGAGTGCTATGCAGATCAAGCAAGGCAATTTACCCGAGAGTTTTTGAGTAAGAGGGCAAGCCTTACTCTAAAGGCAGACCCAAGCCTAGATCAGAGTGACAAGTATGGGCGCAGCTTGCGCTATGTATTCAAGGGCAAGGAGAACCTGAGCCTTGAACTGGTACGCAAGGGATACGCCAAGCCTATGTTCTTTAAGGAAGCAAAGGGTAAGTATGCAGATTTAATTATGAGGTACGCAAATCAAGCTAAGGCAAATCGCTTAGGCTTATGGAACTGTAATGGAGGAAGCAAGTGAGTAAAGTAGTCATTGAAGTAGTAGGAGGGGTGGCTCACGTTGTGAGCGCACCAGCAGGGACAGAAGTAAAGATTATAGACCGAGACAATGAGGGGGCAGACAATGAGTAGAGTATTGCGCTTTGATAGTAACGGACAACCATTCTTGGGTGACCCACCGAGCAACGTGTACACCATTCACCCACCTAAATCAGACTTCATTCTATTCTATGAAGTGGTAGAGGCTGGGGGAGAGAACACGTGGGGCGGGGCTGATGCAGGACAAGCCATTCAATGGCTCGCTCACGCACCAGCAGGCTCACGCATACTGGTGAGTGCGTGGGATAGTGATGAGGAGGACGCTCACCTAGTAGGGCAAACCCTAGACATCACCGAGATAGTAAGGGCAGCCAGCTTATGAACCTAGTACTAGGTCTGCTCGCAGTAATGCTGGTAGCATACGTACTTATTGTGTGGGAGGACAAAATCAATGGAGAGTAAAGAAGTAAGTGGCAAGCAGTCTATCCACTACCGTAACTATAGAAGGGCAAGAGACAAGGCACTCGTGCGTCTAGCACACCTATACCCAGACACATACAAGCAGTTGCTTGATGAACAAAGGAGTTTTGATGAGCAAGAGGGCAAGAGTTGGATTATTAGTAGTGATAGTAAGCTTACTATTGCTGTCCATACACGTGCGAACGCCGTCCCTGATGTCGCAGGACGTACCGATTATGAAAGCACGGACGAAGGCAACAATGGAGGAGAAGCGTGAGAACAAGGCACTTACAGTTAGTTTCCTCAACGCACTCGGATACAACAAACGACAAGTCAGATGCGCTGTCACCTTATGGACCAGTGAGAGCAGGTTTGACCACCTCGCAGACAACAAGCGATCAACAGCTTACGGAATTGCTCAACTCCTTGGAGAACGCAGTAGCCAACCTGAAATACAAATCCTTCGAGGTGTACGATACGCTCAACACCGCTATCGAAACGATTTCTGTCGCGCTCTCAGGTGGCACAACAGATACGGTTGGTACTAATCTGTTAGACTAATCTTGCTAAGGTTTCCTAACCCTTTTCCTTAGCACAACAAAGCCCCATCAGTCCGTTCGCTGGTGGGGTTTCTGCTTACCCACCTGTAGAGTAGAAGCCTTTACCCTTGAAGGTAATTCCTGGCGAGTCCCACTTACGCACCATTGGTATGTGGCAGTCAAAGCAGGTTGGCTCACGAGGTTCCTCGTGAATAGAACGCTCTATAGTTAATTCACTATAGCAATCAGGGCAACGATAGTCATACTGCATCTTGCTTACCTTTCAGTATTCTAAAACCTTCAACAATAGAGTTACAGGCAGGGCAAGGTGGCAACCATTCAAGAGAACCAAAGTCCATACCTAGCCTGCTCTTCCAATAACAGTTGGAGCAAATGTATTCAGCAGTCATAACTGCACTGCCTCCTCTATGGGTAGATAACCTACTAACTTACTGACCTTGTTAGAACGTGCAAACTCTGTTGTCGCTGGCATCCAATGGCTCACCCATTCAGGTTCAGGCACATCCATTAGGTCAAAAGAAAAGACACCTAACGGTGTCGAGTTGATGTAGAAAGGAATGAGATCTCGCTCTGCTGCTTGCGTTATCAGCTTGCGATACTTCATCTCCTCAATTAGTAGTGTGGGGTAATGGGTATAGCGACACTTCAACTCTATGTAATGACCAGCCTTAACGCTGATGCAATCAAAGGAGTCATAGATACCTTCAGACTTAGTAAGGTCTGGATACAAACTCTCTTTGAGAAAGTTAAATAGTTCTAGTTCTTTCATTGCCAAGGGCTAACACCACCAAGGTTATCCTGCAACCTACGCAATGACTGAGCACACCTACGATCTGCAGTAGAGATAGCGCACTCCAATACACCTGCTATCTGTTGCAGGGTAAAGCTCTCGTGATGACGCATACGCAAGATAGCCTGGTCCTCTTGTTCTAGTTTAAGAAAACCATTCTTGATGTCAATAAGGTTAGCAAGCAGGTTGCCACCTTCTGCTGGTGAGGATGAACCTTTAGGTTGCCCATCTTTAATCATCTCTTGTGCTTGCTCTAATACTGTGCCATCTATGACTGATGCAATAACAAAGGGTAGCAACTGACCAAGGGTTGCTGACTCGTAGTAGGCTTCATCGTTAGTCTGATAGCCAGACTTAGCAGCCTTCTCCTTGCGTGCGTATCGCTCTCCTGCACGCTTCATCTGCCACGCTATGCGTTGCTCGTTATGTCTGCGTCGCTCTTCGATAGGTTCCATTAGATCAATGGTGTGATCTTCTACCCTAGTCATAGCCCACGCCATCAGCTCTTGCTTGATGTCATCCTTCTCAACGTGCTTGTTATACCTGCGATAGATAGTGTTAGCAACGCTAGGTACTAGGTCATAGATTACTGGGTGCAGTTCAGTCACAATCTGGTTCCTGTACTTCAGGCCATACGCCATCTAGTACCATCATTGCAATAGCTGAGTAGTTCAGTAAGTCTAAGAAACTATCACGCAAGGACTCATTGCTTGGCTTAACACCAGAGTCAAGTAAGTTGTTGATGCGTGCTATCTTGTCCCACATACGTACACGCAGACCATTAAGTGGTCCACCTGGTGAGTGAGCAATGTTCTTTGGGCCGTAGTCGTGATGCTTACGCACCAGTAGGTTGCCAGCTTGATCCATAATACGCCAGACATCAGCAATGAAAGCATCGTTTACCTTGTCGGTGTAGGGCGCAACAGTATCGTCTCGGTTTCCATATTGATCTCTAAGATATGAAAGCCCATATGCTGCAAAGTCTGTATCATCGTGTCCCACTCTTGCCTTGTCATTGTCATACATTTGACTCCCCTATCAGTAACTTCCGCGTAGCATCTATACCATTAGCCAAGTAGTAATCATTGATGTCCATACCTGGTGGTAGTGTAACAATCTGTGAGTTCATTACCTCGTTAGCCACACGCTTAGCAAACTCAGCTCCAGGGTTAGAACCATCTTCTTTGATGTCATTATCACCAACAACATAGACAGTTTCATAACCAGCAAAGAGCTTAGGAAAGTGTGGCTTCCAAGCAGCAACGCCTGGTACTCCCACTGCTGGTATCCCAAGCTCTCCGCTAGTGACTATCGCATCTAGTTCACCTTCACATACAACTATGTGTGGTGATTCAAGAGTGATGTCACAAACATTATACAGATGTGCCTTCTGCCCAGTAGGGCTACCATACTTAGGCTTGGCATCATCTAATCGTCTAAACTTAAAGCCAACACAACCACCAGATGCAGTCAGGTATGGAATAGATAGCCAACCCTCATACATCTCGTGTCCATTGATTGGATTGGTAATAGTTCCTAGTTGGAACAGTCCTGCTGTCTCTTCAGAGATCCCACGTGCGTTTAGTACGGCCAGTGCTTCGGGACTTATTGCCTGAGCGTATTGTTGCGCCGCTTCCAGTAGCAATTTCGACTGCACGTTTGAGGCCATCATTAAACTCCAAGTTCTCTAATATGCACACTAAGTTAGCTGCATTGCCACCCTTACCGCAGGTGTGGCAGAAGTACAGGTTGTCGTAGGTATTCATAACAGCAGACCTGCGACTGTCGCTATGCAAGCAGCATCGAACTGATGCGCTCTTACCTTCTCTTACTTCACCACCAAAGTGCGAAACAATAGGACCTATGGGGATTGAGTTTGCATCAACGGCACCTTTGTACCTACCCGCTTTACGTACCCTGGACCAGTCTTGTGCTGGCATACACACCCCTTGTCATCACACTTATCGTGCCATTGAGCTGAACGCTTGTAGTGAGTAAGAGTGTTCTCTTCTCCTGCCTTATGACAGTTCTGGCAAATCATCTTCTACTTCTTCAATTACTTCTTCAACTGGTACAACTTCTGGTACAAGTATCTCTGATGTTGTGATGTTACCTTCTGGTACTGGCATTTATTTGTTCTCCTTTTCCCACTCTAAATGGATAGATCCTTTTTCTATATGTCGTTTGATTAAAGATTGTAAACCTTTTTCTGAACTACCTATAATCGTAAGGCCACAATTGCAAGCCTTTGAATAGTGCGGTGGTTCACTATAAGTATAAGTTCCTTCGTTCATTGCTTCTCCTTTAGCCATTGAGTTAAGTCTTGGATTACCCAAGCTTGATCTATTGATGCGTTGCGACGCTTAACTACCACATAAGACAGTGGAACTTCCCCAAGACCCCTTGCCTTTGAATAGTTAAGCGCCTCAACTTGTGCTTCTCTCCAGAACTCAGGCAACGAAAGAGTTGCCCTGTTCTTGAGTTCAAGGATATAGGTTTCTCCCGCGATAACAGTAACGATGTCGCCCTCATCCTTTGCCCCAGCTTTAGTCAAACGTTCTGCAATGACACCCGCCTTACGGAGCCACTTCATTACATCTGTCTCAAACTGAGAACCTTTAGTCTTGTTGTACTGACTCATCTACCAAGACAACCTTGTTGATCTTATAGATGATATTGCCTTCTTCATCTTTAACTAATTCGACAACACCAGATTGCAGTAGCGCACCAACGAAGTTGGTGAGGTCTACCTTGATGCCATCAACTTCTGCACGTAGTGCGTTAATGTCTTCACGCAGTGCATCAATCCTTAGATTATCTCTGTACTTATTTGATAACTGTTCAGACATTTATTCCTCCTTGGTATCCACTCATAGCATCTCTTCGTAACATCCAACCAAACTCATTTTGGTCTGATATCTGTACTGCTGCGTAGTTTACCAGTAGCTGTGCGTATTTCTTTCCGTCTGGTTGGTGTGGTCCAAACCTATTCTTAACTGCTGCAACCTTCAAGGTTGCCTGTCCTGGATCGTATCCCAATGTAAGTATCAGTGCAGGTAACTGACTGACCTTTCCGTGAATTGCTCTGCGATGAGGTGGTTCAGAAGGTGAACCATACTCTGACTGTTCTGATACGTGGTGGAGTACCATCACACAGGCCTCAGTCTTGCGTGCCATATCGTGAAGCTCCATCATAATTGCTCTTAGTCCTGCCCATTCGTTATCCGTCTCGGCAGTAACGTTCATTAAGTTATCAATGACTATTAACTCAGGTGGTTGCCCATAGAGTTCAACATAGGCTCTGATCTCTAACTCTAAGTCATCAATACTTGGAGATGAATCAAAGACCCATTTGACGTGTGAAAGTTTGTCTAATTGTGCATTGTAATACTGGCTATTGTTTGAAAGGTTTGCCTCTACTGTCACTTGTGAGTGACCAGATAAATGCGATACAGACCTCATCATTACAGTAGTGGTATCAGTATCTGCGGAGAAGAAAAGTGTAGGAACCTTGGCTTTAATTGCATAGATCAGGGCGAACATTGACTTACCAGCATTAGGTGCTGCAGCTACCATACATACCTGGCCTCTGCGAAACTTAATACCTTCGGCTGCTAATCCATTCCACACATCAGGTAGTGGTGTAGCTTTAGTAAGCACTCCACTCCAAGCACGGGAAAGATTAAGCAATGTCCTTCTCCTGATTCAATATAATGCCTCGTTGATCTCTGATCTTCTGGCGTTGTCTTAAAGTAAGACCACCCCAGATACCAAAGTATTCTTTCTTGATTCCCCACTCTGCACATTCTCTACGATGGGGACACCTATTACAGATACTTACTGCGTACTTAGTATCTTCGATTGATTGAAGATCAATCTTGGTGTCTGGAAACCAGAAGTCCCCACCGATAGTTTCACAACTAGGAGCTTCGTATTGACTTGGCTCCCGCACTTGCTATCGAACCCAGATGGTGTCGCACTTATCTGGCGCACCCTTGGGTGCTGCACACATATAACCTGACCACGGACCCTTTTGTCCTACACCTGAACGTAGTGTCATCTGACCGTGCTTACAAGAGTTACCGCCACCTGCAGGTGGGTTAACACGATCATCTAACTTATTGATAGGTGTTGCATTAAATGATTGTGCTACTGCTGCAACTGTTGGTGCAGCTTGCGCTGGTACTCCACCTAGTTCTACACCTGTTGACTTAATCAATGCTGCCACCATTGCAAGATCTGTTAAACCTGTCTCTAGTTCCTTAACATCTGTTGCGTAAAGATTGATGAGTGTTCCGTCATTCAACTTATAGTTGACTTGGAACTTTGTTCCTTCTGTAGCCATTTACTTTCCTCCACTTTGCTTGATTGATAGTCGCTGACTCTCAGCTCCTACCTTCTTAGGGACAAACCCTAATAGTTTTTCTACCTCTGTACTGTCAACAGTCTCACGACCTTTAACAGTTGTCCAACTTACTTCGATACCTGAATTAGTAATACCCAGTAATCCTTCAAAGGATGCCTTCAAAGATTCCTGTTGTGTTTCTAACTCTTTAATCTGCACTGCTAACTGTAGGTACAACAGTGCGTTCTTGTCAATATCTGCATCATCAATGATTACATCACTGACTGGTGTACGTTCTTTTTTTAGACCAACGCATCCCATCTCACCAGATGAGTCGTAGAACTGGCAATAATTCTGGCAGAAAGAACTATCTTTTTCTGGTGCTGGTGGTTCTGCTGCTTCCTTAACAGCCGCAAGCCAACCGAGTGCCTCTAGTGCAATAGACTCATCGTAGTCTTCGGTATGAACCTTGACATCACGTTCGTCCCCGTCCCTGGCAATAGCACACAGTGACACTCGGTTGACCGCATAGCCGTTCTTAGCTAGGAGGTAGCCATAAACTTGAACCTGCCATCGTTGTTGCAATGAAGGAAAGTATGAAAGGTTCTTAACCTTCACTGTTTTCCAGTCAATGACATCGCCTGTTTCTGGTACGAATAAATCTATGTGAGCCTTGATATCGCCATACTCAACTTCAAGTTCAACCTTGTATTTTTCTCCATTAGGATCTACAGATTCGATAGCCTTCTCAATCTCTGCGTGAATAGCAGTACCCATAATTGCAGCGAGCTTACTAAGATTATCATTTGTCTCTGGTTGGTCATTGAGTCTGTACCAAACCTTACGTCGGCAACCACCAATCTCAGATGGTCCGACTTGCTTTTGTTTGGATCGTGATTTACTAGCATCCTTCTCGTGAAGGACTGATAGTAATAATTCTTTAGCATCAGTCATTGCTTTCCCTTTCATCTTCTTCAAAGAAACAACCGCATCCACCGATATCTAGTTCATCTACAAGCTGAGGTTGG